TAGTGGAGTGGAGTGGAGTGGAGTGGAGTGGAGTGGAGTGGAGTGGAGTGGAGTGGAGTGGAGTGGAGTGGAGTGGAGTGGAGTGGAGTGGAACGGAACCGAACGGAACGGAACCGAACGGAACGGAACCGAACGGAACCGAACCGAACGGAACGGAACCGAACCGTCGAATAAAATATAATATCATATCAGTATTAATATTATATTAATCATAATTAAAATGGCAGACGAAGGTGAAGAAGACTCACCGTGGTATAATAATATAGTATTTATCGATCTTATTATTTTTATAGGCTCATTTTTATTTTTAGCAATCGCCGCAGGAATTATGTATATTTGCTATCCACCGGTTATGATGGCTTTTCAAACATAATTTAATTCGTATAAAACCAGATTTGTTTATTGAAGTTGTATGTATATAAGTTTAGCAGTTATATACATTCTTTATCATAGATATGACATATTCGACTAATTTTTTTGTTATAGGTGCGATAATCGCAACTGTATATTTTCTATTAAAGTTTTTAGAAATGCGGTTCGTAGAACAAGATAATCATAAACCCATCAAGGTGCTTATACGTGATACAATAGTTGTCGGTATTTCTTCTGTGATCGGTGTTTATTTACTTGAACAATTTAAGATGTTTGATACCAGTAATGTATACGGAAATAATGGTGGTTCATCATCTCCCCCTGCGGCGTTTGTAGATACGCCAGGATTCTGATGAATTCGTTCATTCGTTCATTCGTTCATTCGTTCATTCGTTCATTTATTCATCTTTTGGTTTCGGGTTAACTGATTCTGTTATACCATTTTTGTAATAATGTTTTCCAACCTGGTTTAGATTGGATAACATCAAACGCCACGCTGTAACATAAGAATACTCAGTATATTTTAGGTGGGTGTCGCAGGATGATTCATTACTGCTATCGGTGGCCGACCATTTATCACAAAACCGGCGCACATACGGCGCAGCAAGCGCGTTCTTATATTGCGGCATCGACGGAAATAAATGGTGTTCGATTTGGAAATTGAGATACCCCATCATCCACGATACCAGTGCGGATTTAGTGGATATATTTACAGTGTGTTGTAACGCATATTCAAACCATAGTAGGTGTTTATTTTCAGGGATAACGTCAGTAAATGAATGTGATAGAGAAAAGTGCCCAAAGAGATAAATGAAATTCCAGAAATTGGCTATCATCAAGAGAAAATAGCACCATAACAGTCCGCCGTTGTTGCCAGTGTAGAAAATATACGGTATAACAATATGTGATGCGGTCATAAATGTTATTTCAAACGCGGCTGATACACGCTGTTCTCTCGTTTTCGCAGAACATAAACGGTTAAACACCTTCTTCGGGTGAAGATAATACATCCAAAACAAATGGACGAATATACCATTGACAAGAGGCAAAAATGTCCACGCTTGGATTCGCATCCACCACCGATTCATAAACCGCGCCGCCATTTTCCCGTTTGTATTATCTTCAAATGCGGTCTGGAAAAATGCGATAAATGGAGTGGTATCCAGGTCTATATCGTGCTTGATTTTCTGTGGAGTCGCGTGATGGCGGTGATGCATCGAATTCCAAACAGATGAACTGACTCCATCACCAAAACACATCGTAAATGTCTGGATGACGCGATCGATACTCTTGTTTCCGGTAAAACTGACGTGTCCACATTCGTGTTGGACCCATCCACAGCGAGTCTTAAATACAATAAACGAGAGAAGTGATGCGTACATATTATAAGATGCGAGCCACGCCCCCATTCCGAAATAAAATGCGAGTTCGAGCATACGGAAATATACGTGGATATAATCTGGTTCAAAACAACCCTGATTAACGAGGTTGGTCCGCATCTCTCGGAAATCGGCTGTCATATCCTGCTCACGCCGGGTCAATACTGTTCCGGTGCCGCCGCTGCCATCGCCGTCGCCGTCGCATACCGGCAATGAACGAAGCACATTTCGCGCAATAGGTGAACGACAATGAAACTCGCGGAACATCTCTGTAACATCTCCGGCATTCTTAGCATAATCAATAATTGTCCCTCCAGGATGATTAAAATCGGTAATATCGTAAGTTGTTCCTTCAATCGTTATTGTATTTCGGGGAGGGGGTGTCAGCTGCTCTGTAGTATCCATTTAGGTTATACTATACAACAATATATTAATAACGATAATTCTGTTTATATCATTACACACGTCACTTATTGCGATATATGTGAAATAATATAATCCATATTACATTCACAGTAACACTTGTTATCCCGGCTATTATAAGTGATGTATCGTAGATAAAGTATCCGTGAAGCAACCAAATTACACTTGTGAATAATATTAAATACAATGAATAAACCGATAAATCGTTTACGCTTTTTGTTTGATATGTTTTGTATAACTGTGGAATTAGTTGAATACAGTTCATTATTGGCGCCAATGATGCTATGATAATTGGGATCATTACAGTATACAGTATACTAGATTAGATTAAAACTATACTTATTGTATAGTAATATTATATTATATATTAATCACGCGAGTTCGTCCGTCCCCGTCCGTCATTCCTGAATAATGGAGACCGCATCACCAGCTCTACTCATCAATGAATTTTTATCAGGTCTTACGATAGCATTATTATTGATTCCCGAATCTATCGCGTTCGCATTTATTATAGGAATGCCACCAAGTACCGGAATACAAAATACAATGGTAATGTCTCTCATCACATCCTTATTTGGAGGAATGCCAACGATGATATCTGGTTCAACAGCCGCAGTCGCCACATCGATTGCCGGTGTTTCCACTTTACTCGGTAAAGAATACATCATTCCTACTGTAATAATCGGTGGATTGATCCAGATTTTAGCCGCTCTAACTGGATTATACAAATATGTCGCGCATATTCCAAAATATATTATGTCTGGGTTTCTTATTGCGTTGGCCGGTTTAATCGCGGTTCACCAACTCGATAACTTCAAAGACAAAGACCATCAATGGTTTACCGGTATGAAATTGGTGAATACATCGATTTTTACAATAATATCCACTTTGATTGCGTTTTTCGGCGTTATCAAAATCACACATAGCAACGACCAACACGTTCATATCCCCGGTGGATTAGTATCAATGTTCGCGATTACTGCGTTTATTTACATTTTTACGCACTATTATGATATAGTTCGCGTGAAAGATACCGGTGAAATAAAGTCGGCAATCCCATCTCTGATATCCTTTGCCGATGTCTCCCAACTCAAATATGACACGGAAAGCGTTCTTAAAATGCTGCCATTTTCTGCGGCGATGGCATTTACCGGATTATTAGAATCGCTTATTATGGTGAAAGATACCGAAAGTGTGCTTCATATAAAGGGTAACTCATTCCGTGAAAGCTTTGTCCAAGGTATCGCAAATATCGCGACAGGACTAACGGGTGGATTCGGTGGGTGTGTGCTTGTCGGTCAGAGTAAGCTTAATTTATCAAATGGCGCGAAAACCCAGTTTTCATCGGTCATCACAAGTGTGCTTTTTATTGTGATTTGTTTGTTCTTCGGTCGTGCCATCAACGAAATCCCGATTGCGGCGGTTGTCGGTGTTATGTTACTCGTTGTATATAAAACAGGCGACTGGGATAGCGTATTCAAACCGCAATCATTTGATAGGCGATGGATAATAACACTCATCACCGCTATTGTCGGGTTCGCATCCGGGAGTTTATCGCTTGGTGTCGTTGTTGGTGTGATATTGGATAAGATATCATCATTCAAATACTAATTTCACAATAAACATATGATAAAATTGAAATCATATGTTTATTGTTGTATATCACTCATCGTTCGTTTATTATACGTACACTCACACCCACACACTACGATGGCCGCTGAATCTACCGTCGCTCCTGAATCTGTATCTGTCGCCGTTGCCTCCGCCGAATCCGAATACTGGCCTCGCACCGTGTCAGCCGCGAATGCGTGGGACTTCTCGTATATGAACGACTCGCTTTCCACAAGCAATTTGAGAGATGGTCTGCTCGCAGTCGTGCGCGCCGCCGAATCACCCGTGATCAAGTCCAAGGAAATCGACGTCTGGAAATATCTATCCAATTACAGCCCTCCCTCCGACCGCGGATTTATGTTTAGTGGGGGCGACGACTGGATCATCACACAAGTCCAAAATCAAATGGAGGTCGGTCATTCCGGATGTAGTATGGGATGGACGATGCGGAATATCGAGTTCATTTCGAAGAATGGACTTCCGGCACACCGAAATATGTATCTGAACCGCGGCCGCTAGTCCTAGCATTCACGGATTCCATTCCATTCCATTCCATTACAAAATGTCAATATAACACGGTAACGTATCAACATTCATAACAATATGTGTATTTCGACCATCTTTCGGGAACTTCGCCGCAATGGCCGCGTGCTTCTTATATTTTTTATACGTGATTTTATACTCATCGAATATCGGATTATGAATCTCAGATGAAGGGACGTGATTGTGGACCGACCGCGTAATCATCTTATACAGTTTGAAATCCGGGTACCTCTCCTCCCCGCTCGATTTATAAAGGACATTACGCCCTTTATCATCCATTGTCCATTTCACGATTAACCGAATAACTGGATCAGATTTACATAGTTTTTCTACCTTACGCAAATCATAAATGAAATAGTCGAACAGCGCACAGGCAAACCGGCACAAATCAAAACTATAATTCGGTTCTATCGTGGGTTTATCCGTGTTATAATATGGCGGGAAATTGAATTGCGTGGCTGCGTCGCCTTTCGGGTGGAAACTATCGCTACATATGAGCTCGCCACGGAACTTGTATATCGCACGTCCGAAATCGATGATTTTAAAGATACGACCATACGTTGGGACTTTATAATACTGCCCTTCGTATAAGTAGTAGACAAATTCTTCAGTGGTTTCAATAAACATAACATTGTTTGTATGAAGGTCATTATGTGTAAACGCGAACATTTTCTGGTATATAATAAGGGTCATAACAATTTGGAATAGAATCGACGACCACTCTTCTTTCGTGAGTTCATCCGTCATCATAATATGGTCGAGTGTTGATACACACTTTTCAAGGAGAATCGCTTGAACAGGAAAGTCCTTGATTTTAACGGTGATATTTTCATCATCACTATCGTATGAGTCGTCGTCACTGCTTCCGCTTCCGCTTCCGCTTTCACTACCACCACAACCCCCAAATGAAGTATCATCTACTTTGATTGTATCGCTCTTTTCAATACTTGTCTCGTAATCATCACCACTCTTTTTTCGTTGATTGACATCATCATCGCTGGCATCGCTGGCGTCGCTGGCATCGCTGGCATCGCTGGCATCGTTATCATTTTTACCGTCGCTTGCGTGATTGTTACCATCGCTTGCGTGACCGTCTTTGTCATCGTTGTCGCCGTCTTCATCATCAATTGTAGTATATGATGAATTTGACTGCGATGAATCACTATCCTCACTAGAATAGTCTTGGTCTCTCGTTCGATCTTTACGATTTATTATCGGTTCCGCTGGTCCATCTCCCTCACCCCCCACACGGTCTTCTTCCTGTCTGATAATCAACTCTTCAACGTTTAATTCAACCATTTCTGAATGAACATTCGGTGTATCGATTATGACACAATCTGAACCCACAGGAGAACAAACGTCTGTTTCTGCCATTACATCTATTACATCACTTTGAATATCGGAATCAGGGTCAAGAATATGAAGCCGGTTTTTAATATTCGCATAATTTTCAGGCACGACATAACTATCTCCACCTGTCGCACCGATCATAGGTTTCATTTTGTTTCGGATTTTCATTAATTTACTTATATTGATATCAGATAGGTCATTTTCATCATCACCAAATTGCGAATAATCAATGGTGAATAGGTCATTTTCATATCGGTTAAAAAACGAGCACCCAACAAGATAATCAATATCATCAAACACATTTGTGGAAAACTCGCGTTGTTTACATAAATAACTGCCATAATAATCTAGTCCGTGAACGACTCCGTGAGTGTGAAGTGTTTTGCTTGTTAAATAAGAGAAAAATCCGTCAACATACGACGCATTGTTAACGTTTAGCATTTTCTCTTCACATGTCTCGGTATTTGAATTGTATTTGGGTAGTGATAACGTTTTCACATCTTGGACGTTATATTTACCAGACAAATACCGGATCGGGTCAAGTAATGGCGAATATTTCACAAATATAGGCGCATTGTGCGTGTTGCCAGCGTCATCCCCGATCACCGTTTCGAGATGGTTTAGGGTTTGATTTGTATCGACGAGTTCACTCGAATGCTCAATAATATTCTGTAAATAATACTTTTGGTTCAATTGGATACTATTATAATTGGAATCGTTAATATCGAAAAATCGCGAATAAATAGGGGTAAAATTCTGGATATCAAATAACAGCGCAGTTTCTATCTTATCCGGTGTATATTTATGTTTCCGATAATGTAATTGGAATAATGTCGGTGGTGTCGTCGATGCCGTCGGTGCCGTCGGTTCGGGCGTTGTCATTATTCCTAAATGAAAATACTGGTGGTATGATTGATAAATAGAAGTTATAAATTAGTTTTAAACGGACCGTCTGTTATTCATTCCATTCGATTCCATTCCATTCCATTCGTAAAATATGTCATTAAATAATATACACCATTTTTATTACCGTTTACTCGAATAGTGTGCGCCTATAAATGAATTTAGAACTAGCAAAATTCGATATGAAGGCGATCAGCTTTCGCCCCGATGAAAATAAAGGGCCAGTTATCGTTCTCATTGGACGTCGTGATACCGGTAAAAGTTTTCTCGTTCAGGACTTGATGTTTCACCACCAGGATATCCCCATTGGAACTGTCATCTCAGGGACAGAAGCCGGTAACGGTTTTTTCGCCGCACATGTACCCAAACTATTCATCCACGATGCGTATAACACCGCAATCATTGAAAATATTCTCAAGCGCCAAAAAGCAGTCCTGAAGCAGGTGAAGAAGGAACAGGATATGTATAAGAAGTCGTCCATTGATCCGCGTACATTTGTCGTATTGGATGATTGTCTGTATGACAACAAGTGGACGAAGGACGTGATGATGAGGCTTCTCTTTATGAACGGGCGTCATTGGAAGGTGATGTTAGTCATCACAATGCAATATCCCCTGGGTATCCCTCCAAATCTCCGCACCAATATCGACTACGTTTTTATCCTCCGTGAACCATATATTGCGAATCGTAGGCGAATCTATGACAATTATGCGGGTATGTTCCCCACTTTTGAGAGCTTTTGTCAGGTGATGGACCAGTGTACCGAGAATTTTGAGTGTCTCGTCATCAATAACAATGCGAAATCGAACAAATTACAGGACCAAATCTTCTGGTATAAGGCACAACAGCACGGGCCATTCAAGTTGGGCAGTAAGGAGTTCTGGGAAATATCCAAAAATCTCGGTTCTGACGACGAAGGAGAGCAGTCGTATGACCCTAATGCCTCGAAAACCAGTAAGGCGCCGAAGATTAACGTGAAGAAGAGTAAGTGGTGATGGGAAAGCGCTTCGCAATTCGGGGTAGCGGTTTGCCGAAATTAGCATTCAATAGAAAACCGCTTTTGTTATGACAAAATCATATTTACAAAATTAGCATTTTAACACTATGTTTTTGCTTTTAAAATTAAAAGCGACAACCAGTTCACCATTGCTTTCATAAATATCGCTTTCATTTATAAAAGCGACCAATCACATATTCACCGCTTTTATAAAATCCACTTTTGATTTATAAAAGCAACATTAACCGCCTATTTATCCGATTCAACACATCCGACAGGTCAAACCCTGCTTCGTTCGGATTGTAACGTATCATTGCGTAACCCTGATTCTTGATGAAGTCCTCTCTCACCGCCTCGTCCACAGCAGGTCTGTCGTGATGTCCGTATTCATCACATTCTATTACAATCAAATCGTCCGTGAAGCACAAATCTGTGAAATATGGTCCAATCTGAAACTGTCGGGACATTGCGCGTAAACCGCGATACGCATTTTCAATAAACCCGATGGTCTGCGCTTCAATACACATTGGGAATTTGACACACTTCACATTTTCAGACACATCTACAATATATTTACTTCTCAGCTTGAATGAGTTTTTCAGTAGTTCAAATGCGTCTTCTGTAAGCATATAGACGATTCGATTATGACCTCCGTGTTTTCTCGTATCGCCAACACCAGTAACTCGTGACTTTATATAATGGATATTCTCTCGGTAGTTCTTCTCCAAATGTAACGTTAAATGTATCTTTTGTGACTTGAAATGACAAACCAACTCCTCCAAATCACGCGTGAACTCGGGCATAATGTAAATACGATGTATTATATATTACAGTTCAGATGTACAATTGTTCAATTGTTCAATTTTATGAAAAAAAGCGTTTTCATAAAAGGCGGTTTATAATCCTAAAGTTGAAACAATCCGTTATCCAAGAACAAGGCGCAAACCCAATCATCGGTGTCCAACTTTCAACCACAGGCAAGAAAGTCGAAAAACGATTGGTCGCATCAAACCAAGTCCTCAAAACGTGGAATACGATCGCGAAAGCGTCAGAATCTGAAGGGTTTTCAACGGCCAAAATGAGTCGCAGCGTAAAAGACAAAACAGTCTTCAATGATTATTATTACTGTGTAGCGGTTTAATCTGTTCGATAAACCGTATTACTCGCAGTAATAATAATCGGACTTTCAAAAGTATATTATTCAAATACTATTTAACGTCGCCGACGTCGCCTTGTTCTAAGCTCACCGCTGCGCCCGCCAAGAATAGCGCATCGTATTATTGGTTTATTCTTACCGTTACCAGTCTTATAAATCTCATTAACAGATACAAATTCACCCATTCGAGTTGCGGTAATCCCGCGCGCAACTGCGGTCTTTTTCTTGCGTGTGACGACGGCATCTGCCAGCGTCATATGTGTTTTGGTGGATGAACCGTCGGGAATTGCGGTATAAAGCAAAATAAGTCGAGCAATTTCGTCATAGGATTTGACGACGCGCCGACAGGAGATATTTGCCGATTTCATATTGGACTTGAATACATCATAATCGAAATCAAGCGTATGGATGTGGTGTATAGGCTGTTTCTTGTCTTTATCTGGGATAATATCGACGCCCCATATTTCTTGATACGCCCATATCATCTGTGGTTGGTCCCAGTCAGGATAACTATTTGACGTGATTGCGTTGTCGATAAGGGACGCAAATACAAGACAAAAATGGATATTTCGGTGGACATTAAGTCGCGAGTCAGAGTCAGCGTCAGCGTCAGAATCCGCTTGTGCGGCCGCCGCCGCATTGCGCCGATGTTTCGACATTTCGACCAAAAATGGCAGAGATGATGTCTGACGTAATATTCCGATGAACCGATCATAATGCGGTTCTAATGCGGCCTTGCTTGTTATTTTAGAGAGGAATGTTCCCTGAGACGTTTTCGTATGAAATGCCGACTGCCGCGAACGTTTATATTTCCAGATTTCATCCAGTATCATATCTTTGTCGGTGATATCAGCCACACGTCCGAAATCAATTGCTCGTACATTATCCCGATTTTCCGTATCAATAAACCAATTTCCTTCGTGTGCGTCCACCAATTGTTTTTTCTGTTTACGCATACACAATAATTGAATTGCCGCAGCTCCTCGTGCGGCTGCCACTCGAAGCCGGGGAGTTTCTACACTTGATATCACTTTGTATGTATTTTCGCCCGTTCCACCCGCAGCGCGCGTATCATCGCCCACCATTTCCATACACATCATAACTACCGATGTTTTGTGTTTCGGTATTTGAGACAAAAAATATTCAAATACGCGAATCACTTTGGCGCGTTTGACTGTATCCGGTTTTCTCTGAATGGCCGATATCATACACCGGATATTATCCTCATCAAACTCGATTAAATCGCCGATAAGTGATGGCACCATTTTTTCACCAAGATGAAATGTCTGGTATAACTCATTGTGGTTTTTCTGCTCTACTGTTATTTCGTCTGTTTCCAAACTAGATTTGTCAATCGCATTATCATCGTCATCAGAATCATAGTCGGGGTCACTAGGTAACATAAGTTCAAGTTCGTCTAAATCCGCGTCATCAGGATCATTTCGTTTCATAACTATTTTCAATACAATCGATGATACTGCGACACCACCACTTCCAGCACGTTGTTTCTTTTTACCATTTACAGAAATATTATCACTTCGCATAAAAATATCACCATTTGCGTCAACAAGCCCATCTGGGCGATGAAGTACAAATATGAAACCGGCCATCGAACTAAATGTAAGTGGATTAATTACCGTATCGGCGCGCATCATTGATTCAATGATACATTTATTTATCGTATTACGAGTATTCTCTTTGTGTAAACAATAATATACTCCGCCACCTTTCATTATATTCGGTATCTTATATAATGAAATTATTTAATAATGGAATGGAATGGAATGGAATGGAATCCTTAATCAACTTCAGTCAATTTCTTCACATTAGACCCAGAGTCCGCCTCCGCCCCCGCCCCCGACGAGGCCAACCGTGACAACCCGTGGTCACTATTCTTATCCATAACGACATCCTCGCTCTCAAACAGCTCCTTGCGCATCTCTTCTACGGTCATAGAAACAGACGCCGTCTCGTCACCCGCATTCCAAATACCACCACCGACACTCTCGCCCGCACTGCTTGCGCTCTCATCGTGAACGCGTGGCTTTGCGTCCACCAACGTCTCACCATCTTTTGCCAACATTTGCGTGAGCTTATTCCCGCTATCCTTCGCCAACTTGATATTTTCCTGAATCGCCTTTGCCTTTGTATCCTTGACACGCTTCTCAAACTCAGTCTTGGCCTGATCTTCATTCTTCTTCTTCTCCGCCATCAACTGGTTCAATGTCTCCTCCATATACTCAACCCGACCCGTCTTATACGCCTCTGGATGAAAGGGAACCCACAAACCAACAGGACCAACGAACACGTCGTGGTTAGGATCCACCTCACGCAACATCTGACAACGCAGCTCAGCCTCCTTCTGTGACCCGAACACACCACGCACCTTCAAACCACGTATGGATGTCTGGAAATTGTGCTTCTCGCCAAACTCATTATCTAGGTCATCCTCGTGCTTATCTAGGAAAGTCTTATATTCATCATAAATATTCGTCTTTTGAAGAGTGACCTTCTCCTCTTTAGCAAACTCCTGAAAATCCTCCGAAATCTTGTCAAAATTCACGTGATATTTGAATGAAACAAAGTTAAGGAATTGGACGAACTTCTCCATCGACTTTTGATAGTCCCAATAATGAAGGAACTTCTCAAAAAAGAAATGGTCCTTTTGCTTCAAAATAGGTTCTGGAGAAACAAAAGACAAGCAGGCGAACTTTTGACCGGCAATTGGCTTGTCCTCTTCCAACAAATCAATATATTTCGGGTTAACGGTGCCAGACTTGCTTTGTTTAAGTTCAACACCGAGTGGTGCGGATGAATCAGGTGAAGTTGCGTACATTGAATGAATAAACGACGATATAATATACTACATTATAGATATTTAAGTGTTTTAAACGCATTGTTTTTAGAATATATTCATTCTATTCATTCTATTAATGGTAATTCATAAATAATAATTTCTTTCCATTATTTATAATAATATTTCAAAATGACCGCTGGAGTTTTTGATTTAGGCGAACTCGTGAAGAGAACCATTAAGTATTTGGTGGAGGGTGTTATGGTGGCTATCGCCGCTTATGCTATCCCTAAACGCAGTTTGTCGTTTGATGAGGTTGCGCTTATCGCACTGACTGCCGCTGCAACCTTTAGTATCTTGGATACTTATGTCCCCAGTTTGGCTGTATCCGCCAGGACCGGTGCTGGTTTCGGTATCGGTGCCAACCTCGTCGGCTTCCCCACCCCTCTCCGCGTGTAAAATTGCGTAGCAAGTGCGCCGTCGCCGCAACGACGTCGAATACGACTGTAATATATATTTAACCCAGTATATATTACAGAATTATGGTAGTTTTACCAAAATTAAACGAGTTCCGGACATTTATAGGATTGCCGCCTCCGAAAAATGAAAGCGGCGCTGTCACCGAAATGCGTCAACGATTTGGTTCATATTATTATCATATTGTCGAACGCGACCCAGACCGATACCGAATATTTATTGCTTTAGGAATAACATATATTCTTGTCTTGCTCGTCCAACAAAAGCGGTATTATTGGTGGTATCCCACATTTAATCTTACGATATCTGGGTTCGGTAAAATGTATCCCGACAGTAAGACCGAGATAAATACTGTCATCACAGAATATATTATGAAACGAATGCCAAGCGATGTTGCGTTTTTTCGGCTTACGGATTTGAATCCTGCGGCCGCATTTACAACTGTAATCAGACCAGAAGAAATGTCTGTCGACGAAATGGACCGTATTCTGACGGGTATGCGTGTAACGTTTATTACATTAATGCTGAAACGAATATATAATCGCGCGCGACCGGCGCTTGTCGCACCCGAAGTCATCAATGAAGCGAATGGTACATTATTACACTCTGATTCAGCAGATACACCCGCATATCCGTCAGGTCACGCAGTCCAGACGTATTATTTAGCTAAGATACTGTCGCGGAAATTTCCCGCCAAAACGCAGGCACTAATGGAGGTCGCGACTAAGTGTGCGAATATCCGGATTATGGCGGGACTTCATTATCCAAGCGATCGTGATTTCGCGTGGTGGGTAGTTGACCATTATTTGACGGAGGTCTAGCGCCAGCCGTCACCGCCTCCTATTCGGAGCCGGATTCTTTGGCTACCCACCATCACCGCCTCCTATTCGGAGCCGGATTCTTCGGCTACCCGCCGTCACCATCACCGCCTCCTATTCGGAGCCGGATTCTTTACCAAGTCCAGCATCAATTTCTCATAATCCACAAAATGGTTCTCTATATCACTATACCCTGGCCGCTGTGTGACGCAAATCGGAGTAATGAGATACCAGTGGTCCGCGCGCTGAAGTTGTTTCCAATACGCATCGCACGCAAACGAACTTTCATTTCCTGGATTGGATTCAAGTTGCGCAACACCTTCTTCAAAATTGCGAAGAAGTGTATCATAATACCGACTACATACCAAATAGCATCCAGTCGTCTGGCAATTCGCAATTCGAAAACAGCACGGCGATTCTATTTTAAATGGTGGGTAATTATTCCCCGAAAAAAGCACGACATCCCAATTATCTTGAAAGTTCGATAAAAAAGAGGTCACCTGAGTCGAGAGAATCTCCGGATGTTTCACCAGCGCATCATCTTCCATAATAAGAATGTGATCCCATCCATTTTGTTTGGCGAATCGAATACACTCGATATGGCTTTTGGAGCACCCTATCGCCCCACGATCGTGCTTAATGGCCGAAAAACGCGTAATTGGGAAAAATGTATATTCATTCGGATAATCCTGATATAATTCTTCAAAGTGCGACTCGAATTGCGCACGACGGTCGGGTCGTGAATCCAGATTGATATATATCGCGTGTTTTATATCTGAAAATCGCCGGAGTGGTGACGGGCGCAATGTATCCATTTAATCCAGCTAATATGGATAATAATATAAATAAATATAGTTTATTTCTACTAATTATTAACATCAATATTTATATTTTAATTATGCCAAATTCGATAAAGATAAACGTAAATGTAAACATAACATTTTCAACGTGTTGGTATAATTTAAAAAATCGTCACGGAACATCACAACACCTATTATGGATGCGTGGTTTTATCCGTATTGTAAACGGTTTTTTTCTTGTTATTTACACGGACGAAGAATCGTCAAAATTAATTATAGATGAAATTGAAAAAATAGACAATAACATTTCGAAAAGAAGAATTAAGGTTGTTGTTAAACTGTTTACTGAATTTTATAATTATAAACACGTTGATTATTGGATAAACAACAACAACAATCCTGTATGTAAATTATATGATATAGCTGACTGGCGCTTGAATATGTTATGGTGTGAAAAAGTTCATTTTGTAAACGAAACAATCGACCGCCAGTATTTTAATACAGAATATTATGGATGGTGTGATATTGGATATTTTCGCGATACGCTGATACCGCAATATACATTTTTAGATATGCCGAATACTTATACTAAAATGATACGTGATGAATGGCCTAATCCTGCGAAAATAAACGCATTAGATAAAACCCGTATTTATTATGGATGTAATACGAGTCCGGACTCGACGCCTCTAGCTTTAAAATATTATTCCGAACATTTCCATTCATCTAATTTAAATAAAGAAACTGGACTCCCGGTAATAAAATATAATAAACAAGCACATTATATTTCTGGTGGGTTTTTTATAACTGGTCGTGAAAAAATGAAATGGTGGGTGAATACATTTCAATCTACACTTGAAAAATATATCTTACATAATGAGGTGATACAAGATGACCAACAATTGATCGCGGATTGTATTTTTACACAGAATTCTGATATTAATGATAAGGATTTTTGTATTATAAAAGTAAACGAAACAAAACCAGATAAACTATGGTTTATGTTTCGACATTTGTTATTATGATGAAACGACGAACCGAATCAATTTAAAACCATAATTATTTATAATACAATCTAATCCGCAATAATGATAACTGCGACGATTATGGGTGGGTTGGGAAATCAACTGTTTCAGATTTTTGCGACTATTGCCGCCGCACTACGAAACAATGATACATTTTTCTTCTTACAACAAGAGGAAATATCTGGACATCCTGGGCATCCTCGTTTTACGTATTGGTCCACATTATTTCGTGGATTGCGTTCTTATCTTACTCCATCAAATACCACCACCTATAAATTGTTTCAGTCCTTACCGACTTGGAATGAAATCGGGTTTCATTATACACCAATTCCAACCGAGACATTGAAATACCCCAAGCCGCTTCGTCTTCACGGTTATTTTCAAAGCGAAAAATATTTCGCGGATAAATACGTGGATGTATGTGATCTGATTCAACTCCAACAACAGAAATCCTGGATAACACAAATGTATTCAAATGAATCGTGGAGCGGAGATTACACGGGAAGTCCAACAAAAAAACGTATATTGGTAAGCACGCATTTTCGTATAGGTGATTCTGTTTTGAATTTACATATACATCCAGTTATGTCTGTAGAGTATTTTTATCGAGCGATTTCGCGTATCGCAGCAGAGACTTCTGTCTCCGACGCATTGACTGTTCTCGTATTCTACGAGCCGTGTGATAAGGATATTATTGTTAGACAAGTCAGTGAATTAAAACAATTATGTGCGACAGACATAAACGGTCCAGCCTACGGGCGTGATATCCAATTTCATTTCGTGCGTGATACAATAGTGGATTGGCAGCAGATGCTTTTAATGAGCGTTTGCGACCATAATATCATTGCGAATAGCACATTTAGTTGGTGGGGTGCGTATTTCAACGCAAATCCTGCGAAAATCGTTTGCTATCCAAGTATTTGGTTTGGACCTGCTGTGGCGCATAATACGAAGGACTTGTGTCCTGAATCGTGGACGAAAATAGAGGCGACGGTGATCGCGAACTTTTGAATGAGTTTAATAATTATATTTATATTTATATATTTTATAATTATTAGATGGCGAATTACAAAAAGACGCGTCGTAACGGTCGTTCTAAACGACAAAAAAGGAGGTCGTTGAAACGGAATAATAGGAAATCTAGGACGGTGATGAGGGGGGGGGGGGTTTGGAGGAAGGGGGGGTGGTTTTGGAAGGGGGGGAAGGGGATACCCGGTGAGAAACCTCTGGCAAGGTATGAGGTATTAGTAGAATATCATTCACTACAAGATTTGTCAGTTTTG